ACAACTTTCCAGCTACGTACTTAATGCGCAATCGTTCCCGTTTGGGGCAATCGTTCCCAGCACTACGACGGTACGAACGCAGGAATATATGGAAGAAAACGGATGGTTTCCGGATCAACCTGAAATTCATTAACTTGCACCCATGAAGGTCACAATTCAAAAGGCGTGCAAGCTACGCGGTAAGAACTGGAAGAAAGGCGCAACGCCGTCGGTTACTTCTGACTTTGCAGCAGAACTAAAGGCAAAGGGATACCTCGACGCCCCAAAGAAAAAAACGGACTCAGATAATAACGATTTAACAGAAGAATAAAATGGCCATTTTTAACGGTACGGAATTAGGTGTATACATTGGCGGCACGCTGATCGCAGCGGCTACAGATTGCTCGCTTTCATTAAACATGGAAACGATTGACATTACCACAAAGGATAGCGCGGGATTCCGTGAGCTGCTCGGCGGTGTCAAATCCGGATCAATGAGCGTAAGCGGTTTGATTGATTACAACGACGCTTCGAATGACGACGTTTCCGACTTGTTTACAGCGTTGGACAATCGCACAGCTTTGACTTTGAAATTTGCAAAGGCAAATCCAGTTGTAGGTGAAGACTTCAATTATAGCGCCAGCGGTTTTATCACTAGCCTTGAGCAGTCAGGCGGCACAGAAGATACAGCTACTTACAGCGCATCCTTTGAGCTAAGCGGTGCAATTACACAAACTGCTGAATGATTGAAGTAAACGGCACAGAGTACCCGGTGCGGTACAGCATGAAGGCGCTAAAGAAATTTGAGCGTAAAACAAAAGTCAATGTGTTCAGCCTTTCTGATCCGTCGAAGCTAAGCGCAGAGGCGTGCGCCTTCCTTTGTTTCGTTGGTGTTGAATGTGGATGCACCTTTGAAGGGCAGGACTTTGATATGGACCTGCCGACGTTCGAAGACTACATAACGTTGGAACACGTCACCCAGTGCTTTGATGCACTCGGCGAATACAGCAGCGAAAAAAAAGCATAGACGGCACAGATAAGCCGATCGGCTGGCCTGATATTATACGGATGGGGATGGGCATTTTGCGCCTGTCCCCTTCTGCGTTTTGGTCAATGACATTCGGCGAGGTAAGCCTTGCACTAGACGCCAACAGAGAGAGCGAAGAGATACGCGAACGGATGGAGTGGGAGCGCACGCGGTGGCTAGGTTCTATGATCATGCAGCCCCACCTAAAAAAAGGGCGTAAATTGCAGCCTAAGGACCTGATGCAATTTCCATGGGAGAAACCAAAGGCCAAGGCCGGTAAGCTTAACAAGGAAGAACTCAGGCAACGAATTTTAGAAAGAGATCAATGGCAAAGCTGAATGATTTAATTGTAACGATCGGAGCGCAGACAAAGCAATTTGATAAGGCGCTAGGTTCGTCTATGAAAAAGATGCAGCGCTTTGGTATGAACACCAAGAAGCTTGGCAAGTCGATGACCATGGGGCTGACTGCACCGATCGCGGCGCTTGGCTTCACAGCGGTGAAAGCATTCGACCAGCAGGCCAAAGCGATCGCACAGGTTGAGGCGGGTTTGAAGTCTACCGGCGCAACCGTTGGTTTTACTTCGAAGCAGTTGCAACAGATGGCCAGCGACCTGCAAACGAAAACAATATTCGGCGACGAAGAGATACTAAAGGATGCAACTTCCCAGCTGCTGACGTTCACCAACATTGCCGGCGATCAGTTTGCGCGCACGCAGTCGGTCGCGCTGGATCTTGCCACGCGTTTGGATGGCGATTTAAAAAGCGCATCGATTCAATTGGGCAAGGCGCTAAACGATCCGATTGCAAACCTGAGCGCCTTGAGCCGTTCGGGTATCCAATTTAGCGAAGATCAAAAGCAGGTCATTAAAAGCCTAACGGAAAGCGGCCGATTAGCCGAAGCGCAGACTGTTATACTTGACGAGCTGGAGAAGCAGTACGGCGGATCAGCAGAGGCAGCAGCCAAGGCGGGAACGGGTGGACTCAAACAGCTAGCCAATTCGTTTGGTGATTTGCAAGAGGAATTCGGTAAGATCATTATGGAATTTCTGCCGCCTGTAATTGACGGCCTAAAAAATATGCTTGCGACCTTCCAAAACCTCAGCCCGGAAGTTAAGAGGTTCATGGTGATCGGTGCAGGTATCGCGGCGGCGCTTGGTCCGCTGCTGGTTATACTGCCTTCATTAATATCCGGCTTCATGGCTTTGCTCTCTCCTATTGGGTTGGTCATTGCCGCAGTCGTAGGCCTAGGCATTGCGATCGTAACCTTTGCCGATGAGGTAGCGCCATACATTACCGACGTTATCAATTACTTTATTACGCTTTACAATGAGTCCAGCCTTTTGCGTGGCATCATTGGCGGGATAAAGGGCACGGTGCAGGTTGTATTCGATTTCTTCCTGTTCGCGGTGGATGCTGTCATTGGCGCATTTACAGACCTTGGCGCAATCATTAGCGCGGTCCTCAGCGGTGACCTGTCAAACATAGGCGACGCAATTAGCGCGGCGTTTACCAACGCGGCGGATCGCATGGCAGACTTTGGCACGAAAGCAGCTGAGGACTTTACAGACGCCGTGAACACAGAGTTGCAACGCGCACCGCTGGAGTTAGTTACAAAAGAAACGGTAGCCAACGCGTTGAGTACATTGGGCGGGTTGACTAATTTAATACCGTCAGCAATTAGCGGCGGCGGTGCAGGTGCGGCAGATACAGGCTTGCAACCATTAGCCGCGAAAGGCGGAACAGCAGGCGCGCCAAGTCCGCAGCTGGTAAATCAAAGCAGCACAGCCGTTAGCGACTTAGCGGAAAACCTAAAGGCCGGCCGCAAGGAATTGAGCATGATGGTCGATATGGGGCCAGCAGTGGAAGGCGCTTTTGCAGGTATAGGCATGGCGATCGGTGGACTGATTGCGGGCACGGTGCAGATGAGCGATATATTTTCGCAGGCTGTTTTGGGATTGGCCAGCTTACTAATTGATCTCGGCCAACAGTTTATCGCCGCAGGTATAGCGGCCAGCACTTTCTTTGTATCGCTTACCACTAACCCACTGGCAGCCGTGGCCGCAGGTGTGGCATTGGTTGCAGCGGGTGCAGTGATCAAAGGACTGAGCACACGGATGCAAGGCAGCCCGCCAGCACTCGCAAAAGGTGGCCTCGCCTTTGGCCCAACCATGGCAATGGTCGGAGATAACCAAAACGCCAGCGTAGACCCGGAGGTAATCGCGCCGCTAAGTAAATTGCAGAGCATGATGGGCGGGCAAAGCGTGCAGGTGACCGGCAAGATTTCAGGCCGCGATATACTTCTAACCAGTGAACGAAATGCAATTGACCGTAACCGAGTAAGAGGATTCTAAATGGCTGATCCAATACGACTATACGCAGAGTTTACCGACGACCTCGGTACGGACTACCGTTTAAATATCCATGATGCAGATTTTACCGGCACGGCGGGCACGTTCAAACTCGGTGCTGATGGCTTTGTCTTGACATACACCGGCAACAATGAAGACCGGATGCAGGGCGTTATCGGTAGTGAATTAACGTTTACACTGACGGAAGAAACCAGCATTCATACAACGTTTATGGACCTGATTACAACGACGCCTGAACTTCGTTTTTCGGTTAGCGTGTACAAAGATCCGGACGGTGATAATACTCCGTACTGGTTTGGGGTATTGTATCCGGAGCAGGTCACACGGCCATACGATTACCAACCAATTCAAAACACCCTAACAGCAGCCGACGACCTTGGCAATTTGCAATATGTTAAGCACGATTCTACGGGATTGGTGGACGTGCCGACGTTGCTGCTGCAATGTTTGAACCGCACACGGGCGACCCATCTATGGGGTACTGACAACTTTCTTTATTACCTCAATGATTTCAACGCGGTAGATTATACCGGTAGTAATCAATTGATTGATACGCGAATTTATAATCCATCGTTGGGCAACCCGGACAGCAACGGAGTAAATGAATACTACTCAACCTTTGAGATCCTCGAAAGCATAACCAAGGTATTCAACGCGCGGTTATTTCAGAGCGAGGGCGT